TTTAGTTACTCATCGCTTTTGCCATTTCGTGCAAAAGTCCATCGCCACATACTTCAATCGTAACATCACCAAAGCCTGCTACGACATTCTGAAAATCTGTCACCTGTTGTGCCATCCACGGCGCACATTTGTACGTCACATCGTTAATCATAGCGTCAATTACACGTTCTGCGTCATTACTTTCTTGTTTGTAAGCATGGTGTTCGCCATTGCGATAACTTGAATCCATGCCAAACATAAAGATGCGCTGAAACCCTTGCAACTTAGCCAATATCAACGACAAGATGCCAACTGTTGTAAACCCGCCCATCAGGTGAACTGGTCGAGCCTTTTCATGCTCAAGCAACTCATAAACGCCAGGCGTATTGGCGTGTACTAGCACCACTTTATAACCTTCCAACGCATCAAATACTGCATCGTCGCATTGGCTAGTGATGTAAAACGTAGTCGATTGTTGTGGATTCTGAACAAATCTTACGTTCTCTGGTCGAGCGTCAAGCATCACCATTACGTCAGGAATGATGCCTTGGCTTTGCAAATGATCGTAAGAACCGTTCATTGCCCATACTTTTGCGCCGTTTTGATGACGGGCTTTCAACTGGTCAATCGTGTCAACCAGACTTGGCCCACCACCAACAAGACAGACGCTGCCTTGGGGTGACTCGTCAAAATCAAACCAAGGCAGCGACCTTTTTACGGATCGCTGCACATTGCCCAACAAAACGTTAGGCTCTGTGTTCCCTACAACATCAAGTACAGCTTCAATCATTTAGGTGATCTGTGACTGGAGATGTGGACGGTTGATGGTAACGGTAATGGTTGAAGTAGTAGAAGTGACGGTAGTCAGGTTGGCTGAACGAGCAGCAACAACTTGCAGACCGGCAGATGCCAAGACTTTCACACGACCAGCTGTAGCCGACAAGAACAGAGTAACGTTAGGTGCAACGGTAACGGCTGTTTTCTTGATGACTGCATTACCAGCAATTTGATACCAACCGTAAAGACCCGCTGTGCAAGCCGACATAGCGACTGCAACTGGTACGTCTTGAACGGCGGTGTTGACAACCAAAGTTGTTTGGTAAGTTGTAGCGTTGTAGCGCACAACAGAACCAACAACAGTTGATGCCACGCCTAACAGCAGGATGAACTCACCCTCACCGTAGGTTGGATCAAATGCACGAACAATAGTGCCAAGTACGGTTGGGGGCGTTGGGATAGTCGTGCCGCCAGCTGTAATTGTGCCAGAGTCCGTTTGGTCAATATTTAAAAGCCCGATACGGGGTTCGTCGAATGTATATGCCATGATGGTTTCCTTTAAGCGATCAGAACGCCGCAGAATTGCGGGCCTGAAGATGTGAGGTTGCCGGCAAAACCGATGAGCTTGACGATAGCGTCTTGGTTAACAGCTTGACGTTCGCCGCCGATTGGCACGAAATTACGATCAGCGTGTGGACGGAACATCATGTACTTGGTGTTCAAGAACCACATATGATTGGCAGTTGCATCGTTACCGATACCACCGTCCAAGATCACATCTGATGCCATACCAGCGCCGTAGTATTTCAACGATGCAAAGCCTGCGCCAACTGACGAATTGCCACCGTCTGAAATACGTTGGATTGACTGCAACGATTGCAAATACAGCTTGTAATAGTTGTTGTCGCAAACGATAAGATCAGGTTTGTCAGTTCCACGAATCAGCTGAACAGCAAGAGCATCCATGTACGACTGAATGTTTGATGCTGAAGTAGCCGAGCCGCCATCTGTCACGCCTGAGAACTTAGCCGAACGCCAAAACGAGAACGATACACGATTGATGCCGCCGTATGTGCCGGTGCTTGGTGCGTCAGGAACAGCAGCGCCAAGGCCTGTGATGTTCTTGCCTGAGTTACCAGTACCGTCTAGGTAAATGTCACCCGAAATACGGTTAGCCAATTGTGCTTCAGCCACGCTCATACGACCATCTAGCAAGTCGATAATCGCTTCTTTACCGCTGTTCTGAATCATTTCCAAGCCGCTGATTGAAATTGCAGCAGCGTACTGGGTGATCGAGAACTGGGCAGCAGAAATTGGGCTGTTCTGCGAAACGTTCAAAACCTCGTAGCCACTATAGCTGTTGGTGTTGTCAGTTGCAGCGTCGTTATACATGATCTCTTGCAAAATCACGTTACCGCCAGAAAACGTCTTTACGTTGCCACGTTCTTTCAAACGGCGCAGTAAAGCGTTGTTATTTGTTACGTTGTCAGCAAGTTCACCAGTGCGGCTTTGAATGTTAGTCGCAATGATGTCGCTGATCGAGCTATTGGCAAATGCCATAGTAATCTCCGATTAGGTTATCAAAAACGCTCATTAAGATTGTCAAACTGTTCCATCAATAATGAACGCCTATCTTGCGCTTTGGTACTCGTCGCCGCCCCTGGTGTGGAACTTTTAACGCTGACCGCTGCCGCCCGAGCCGCTTTCGCTGCCCTGTTCGATGCTTCCCGTTTCGCTGCATCTGCTTGGCCCTGTGAGGCTTGCTGATGTTTCGTAAACAGGTCGTTATCTAGGCGTATTGCCTTTTGGTACGCATCATCCAAGTCCTTCGCCACGCCGCTGTTAAGCAACTGGATCATTGTTGGACGAGCTTCCTCAAAATACTCTGCTTTTGATTGAAATTGGTTAATTTCGCTCAAAAGTGCTTCATTCTGTGCATTTTCCTGCTGTTGCTTCCAATTTAACACCTCGCCACGAACTTGTGCAAGCTCGTTTTGAATGGCGTAAAAGTTGGGATCAGTAGGCTGAATCTGCACATCGCCCATGTTGATCCCGTACTGTTGGGCTAATTGGGCAAAATATGCTTGTTTCTGCTGTGGCGATCCGTGGCGCAAGACGTTATCAGCCTCCATCAAGGCTTTGACAGCTTGTGGTGCTTCGATGCCTAAACCACGGATGTTGTTCATGTACGGCTCAATGGCTTGCTGCATTTGGTCAGCATATTGAGCTTTAGTAAGCAAAGGCTGAACCCCTGCTCTCATTTCTTCTTCACGTTTCCAAGCGTATTCTTTTAGCTTTGGATCAGCGGTTGTCCAGGCTTCGTGATAATCCTTCTTCCACGATGCCGGTGGTCGTTCCCAAACTGGTGGCTCTGCCGGTGGCTCAAGATTGGGTTGTTCCTGCGTCTTTACTGCCTCGACTGGTGCTTCATTCTGAACCTCATCGAACTGCTGTGACAGTAATTCTCGACGATCTGGCTGTTCAGTATTTTCCAATTGCATACCCCTTTAGGTAAATTTACGGCGAAGTTGTGAAAGAACTTGATTTGCCTGTTTGTGCGTCATGTTCGCCAGCTGCTGCCGCATGACTTCCCTGCGTGTGTCTTTTGGTGGTGGCAACTTGGTTTCCATCTTTTCATTGCCTACTTCAAAGCAATTATGTTGACGCAAGTGTTCTCGATGTATTGACCGGCTCGTAATCATTGACCCGTCAATCATGGATTTGTAAGGTTGAATGTCTGGCATGACCATTGGGCCGAGGCTCTCGTAATGCTCTTTTGAGCCTTTCTCAACTAGTTCGCCATTAACGTATATGTAAGTTTTTTTCATAACAGAGCTATAACGTCCTCATCATCCATTTCTATGTGTTCGTTGTAAATCCGGTTTACCCGATCTAAATCAGCCAACATCGCATCGTAATTGATTACCGCTGGCGCTTGGGCTGTAGCCTCAATGACAAACGGTTCTGCAATTTCCTCTGCAATCCTTGGTTTACCCTCTACTATTTGCTCAAATAACGCTAAAACTTTATCTCGCCTTGCTTTTGCCTTTGCTGCTTCTGCCCTGCGGTGTTCTTCTTCCTCTTTCTTGCGTTTACCGCCATCGTGCATATCCATCTCAACGATGACAGGCACATAATCCCATGTCGCATCGTCCCATGTTCCGGTGTCCCAGTAACCGTTCATGCAAGTTCAACCCCAGAGGCTCTCCCGTCTGCGCCACGGATAATCTTCTTAGGCGCTGCAATAACAGTCATCACGCCATTGATTTTATCCATTGCCATATTGTGCATATTGCTCATGTTGTCGTGCATCTGAACCATGCGGTTCATGGCTTGCGTCACATTGTCACCCAGTTCTGCGGCAATCTTCGTGCTTGCAGCCTCTTGAGCCTCAAGCAATGGCAAATCTAAGCCTGGGTTCGCCCCAATCCTAGCCACCATGATCTTGGTTGCAGACTCTAGTTCTGTTTTCCACTTTTCCAATTCTTCGGCAGCTTGCAACTTGGCTTGTTCCATTGCCTGCATATATTGTTGTTTTTGCGCCTCAAGTTGGGCATCTGCTTGCAACTTCATTTGTGCCATCTGCACATCTGCCTGTGCTTTGGCTTGGGCAACCTGAATATCTGCTTGCGCCCTCAATTGTTCAGCCTGCGCCGTTGCCTGCATTTTCATCTGCTCGTTTTGGGCTTGAGCTTGCATTTTCATTTGCTCAAACTGCTGCTCTGCCTGCATCTTCATGACTTCAGGGTTTGGCGGTGGTGGCTGTTGCGCCATCATTTGCTGTTTTTCTTGCAACTGTTGCATAGCTTGGTCAATCGTACCCTCAATCGGTGCGGCTTTCTTGTATGCGCCAACGCCAAACTTGACCAATTCGATCAGCATCGGCACTAACTCTGGCGCTTGTTGACCCATCGGCAACGCTTGCGTTAAGAACCCACCCATTGCTTGCAAGAACTCAACTCGCTCACGTTTGTTTTGGTTCTCGTCGATCTGCACCAGACTGTCTGAGTCCACTTGGATGCGGAACGAGCGTAAAGGCTTGTCTTGGATTAACTGCAACGCCTGTGGGATTAGCGCCTGATCTGCCGGCTGCATACCTTGTGCGGCAGCGTACATAAGGAT